CCGACAACCGTACTGGTGCGGAACATCAGGTGACTTGAAAGGGTCAAAACCACATGGACGATACCGTCCCCATTGAAGCGGAAGTGCCCGCGCCGGAACTGGAAACCACGGCGGCTCCAGAACCCGTTGAAACCGCAACGCCGGAAGAACAGCCTGTCGATCAGGACGCGCCCAAATCCTTCACTCAGGAAGAACTGGACGCCATCGTCGGCAAGCGGCTTGCGAGAGAACAGCGCAAGTGGGAACGAGAGCAGGCTCAGCGGCTTGCGGAGATGGAAGCAAGGCTCAAGGCTACGCCGGCGGCCGATCTATCCCCGGAGCAGTTTGATACTTACGACCAGTACGCAGAGGCTTTGGCCGAACGTAAGGCGGAAGAATTGCTGTCCCAGCGGGAAGCCGCACGGCAACAGCAGGCTTTGCTCGAACAGTACCACGACCGTGAAGAGACGGCGCGGGACAAGTACGATGACTTCGACCAAGTCGCGTACAACCCCAACCTTCCCGTCACGGAATACATGGCCCAGAGCATCCAAGCCTCGGATGTTGGCCCCGATGTCCTCTATTGGCTCGGTTCCAACCCCAAGGAAGCGGATCGTATCGCCAGATTGCACCCGATCTTGCAGGCGAAGGAAATCGGAAAGATTGAGGCTTCACTGTCCTCCAATCCGCCGGTTAGAAAGACTTCAACCGCCCCGGCACCGATTGCACCTGTTACGCCGCGCGCTTCTGGCGCACCCGTGTACGACACCACCGACCCTCGCTCGACCAAGTCGATGAGCACGTCGGAATGGATCGAAGCGGAAAGGCTACGGCAGATCAAGAAGTACGAGGCACAACGCAACCGCTAATTTGGGACCACGAACATGGCCAACTCACTTCTTACTATTGACATGATCACGCGGAAGGCTCTGGAAATTCTGGAGAACAACCTCGTGCTCACCCGCAACGTCAACCGCCAGTACGACGACAGCTTCGCCGTCGAAGGCGCCAAGATCGGCTCGACCCTGCGCATCCGTCTGCCGGACCGCGCTCTCGTGACCGACGGTGCTGCCCTTCAGGTGCAGGACGACAACGAGCAGTTCACCACGCTGACGGTCAACAACCAGAAGCACATCGGTGTGAACTTCACCACCGCCGAACTGACCATGCAGCTTGACGACTTCGCCGAGCGCGTGCTCAAGCCGCGTATCTCGCAGCTTGCTGCCAGCATCGACGCGGACGTTGCCAACGCTTTCCGCACCGTCGGCAACTCGGTCGGCACCCCCGGCACTGTGCCGTCCACTTCGGCTGTGCTGCTTTCGGCCCAGCAGAAGCTGAACGAAAACGCTGCCGTGATGTCGCCGCGCTACGCCACCGTCAACCCGGCGGCCAACGCTGGTCTGGTCGAAGGCCTGAAGGGGCTGTTCAACCCGACTGATGTCATCAGCAAGCAGTTCAAGAACGGCCTGATGGGCACCGGCGTGCTTGGCTTCGAAGAAGTCAACATGTCGCAGTCGATCAAGCAGTTTACCACCGGTTCGCGCACCGCGACCGGCGGTTCGACCTCGGCGGCCGTCACCACGGAAGGTGCCACCACCATCGCCATCACCGGTGCTGGTGCTAACGCCACCGTCCGTGCGGGCGACGTGTTCACCGTGGCTGACTGCTTCATGGTGAACCCGCAGACCCGTGAAAGCACCGGTTCGCTGTTCCAGTTCGTCGCTCTGGCGGACGTGACCCTGAGCGGCGCCGGCGCCGGCAATATCACCGTGGCTCCGATCTATTCGGCCGGCCACGCGCTTGCCACCGTGGACGCGCTGCCGGGCAACAGCAAGGCCATCGTGTTCGTCGGCGCTGCCAGCACGCAGTACCCGCAGAACCTCGTGTACCACAAGGACGCGATCACCTTCGCCACCGCCGACCTTCTGCTCCCGCAGGGCGTCGATATGGCGTCGCGTCAGGTGCACAACGGCATCAGCCTGCGCGTTGTCCGTCAGTACGACATCAACAACGACCGTATGCCCTGCCGTATCGACGTTCTGTACGGCTACAGCACCATCCGTCCGCAGATGGCTTGCCGTCTCTGGGGTTAATCAAAACTACGGCCCCCGGACTTCCGGGGGCCAATTCTGATCAAGGAGAAATACTATGTCTCTTCCCAATGGCGGCGGCGGCTATCAGATCGGTGATGGCAACCTCGACGAACCCCTGATCGACGCGATCCCGGCCCCGGTTTCGGTTACGGCTACGGCCACGCTGACCGCGGCTCAGGTTCTCAACGGTCTGATCCTTGCAAACAACGGTGTGACCTCCCAGCAGACCTACACTCTGCCGACGGTCACTGACCTTGAGGCTGCTCTGACCAACGCGGACAAGGTGGGCACTTCGTTCACCTTCCGCGTGGTCAACCTCGGCACCTCGTCGGGCACCGCCGTTATCGCGGCTGGCACCGGCTGGACTGTCACCGGTTCGCTGACCATGACCATCCCCGTGACCACTGGCGCGATGATGATCGCGCGCAAGTCGGCC